CGGGTTGGCGTGGGCCAAAACGCAGGACTCACTGTGCGGCGTGTACGATAACTGCGAGCGGTCGGACTGGATGCTGTGGTTGCTCAATCACACGGAAAATCTCACGCAAGAGCAGGCGGTAGAGATTGCGATAACGTGCGTAAAACACGTTTGCCGCGATCCCGAGTGGAACGAGTGGGCGGACAAATGGCTGAGTGGAGAAGACCGGACGGCAGAGAGTGCGGCGAGTGCGGCGAGTGCGTCGGATGCGTCGAGTGAGGCGAGTGCGGCGAGTGCGGCGTATTGGTCGGCGTATTGGGCGGCGGTGAGGGCGGCGGTGAGGGCGGCGTATTGGGCGTCGGCGAGTGAGGCGAGTGCGGTGAGTGCGGCGGTGAGGGCGGCGAGTGCGGCGTATTGGGCGGCGAGTGCGGTGAGTGCGGCGGAGCGCAAGTGGCAGGCCGACCAAATCCGAGAAATCGTGAAAAACCCCTGGGGGAAAAAATGAACAGTAACGAACCGAATTACTTTAAAATGCGCGTGTGGGATAAAGCAGAAAATACTTGGGTTATTGTACCCGGACCAATCTGGGAAGATGGGGAGTTTTTTGGACCATATAAAAAAGATGTTGCAAAAAACAGATTAAGGATTTTGAGCTGGGCATATCAGTTAGGTCAAAATTATATTGGACAAGTTGGATCAGCAAGTGAAAGGAAAATAGTAAAAGACGCGGTGGATCGTTTCGGAATTGATGATCAGATGTGCATGCTACAGGAAGAGTGTGCCGAATTGATTGTAGCTACGAACAAAGTCAAACGACGCAAGGGTGATGCAATCCCAAACTTTTTTGAGGAGATTGCGGACGTTGAAATCATCATCTCTCAGATGCGGGAATACTGGGGCAACGAGAAGATAGACCTTTGGAAAAATGAAAAAATACGCAGACTGGGGGAATTACTGAAATGAGAAACATAAAATTCAGAGGATTGAACGCTAACGAAAAAAAATGGAATGATGATCTTTTGGGTTACTATGCGCCCTTGGAATACGACGAAAATCATTACACCCCGCTTGGATCATTGACAGTCTTGGTAATCGGAAACATCCACGAGAACCCGGAGATGTTGAAATGAACGGACCTTGCGACATGTGTAAAAGCGTTGGGCCTTTGAACAGACGGGGAGATTATTCGTTGTGTGACGAATGCACCCAAGAATATGACACAGAAGAAGAACCAGGAGAAAACGAATGAAAAAAGCCCTAGGTCGTCCATACTCGCCCACCGAATCCCGCGCCTCAAACGTAGTGGAAAAGATCGGGGGAACTAGTAAAAAATCCACTTGCCCCACAGAACACATCGAGCAGTCACGCGTTGTCCAGTGGTGCCGAGCGCAGTACGGTTCTAAATCCATTTTTGCGATCCCCAACGCTGGTAAAATGTCTTACGGATCAGTGAATCATTTTAAGTCTGAGGGGCGGACAAGCGGGGTGCCGGACCTATTCATTCCAGGCCGTAACGGTGTTTTCCTCGGATTATTCATCGAAATGAAGCGGGAACACGGAAGCGTTACTTCCTTCGAACAGCTTGAATGGATTGAAGCGCTGAACCGAATAGGATATTTAGCTTGCGTGTGTAAAGGATTCGACGAAGCCAAGGAAACCATTCAAAAGTACAAGGAGAGGATGAAATGAGATTGTTTGAAGCCATTTTGGATATAGCGACACTGCCCATCGATGATCATGTCGGAGACTAAAGTAAAAATTGCCTAAGCGAACCAGAAAGGGTATGATTCAAATATCCCAATATTTTCCACAAAATCAGTAAAACGGTAGGATAAAATGGCAAAAGGAAATCCGCATCCACCAAAAGAATATCAATTTAAGCCGGGTAAAAGCGGAAATCCTGGCGGAAAACCGGTAGAAACCGAAGAACAGAAACGCTTGCGCCGACTGACAAAAGCCGAGCTTGCGGAGTGTGCGTCGTGGCTGGTCAAGGGGAACATCGATCAGATAAGAGCCATTGTCAAAGACCCGAAAGCTTCGATTCTTCAGGTTTGGGTAGCCTCTCTGGTTATCAAGAGCATTGAAAAAGGCGATGCCGACAGTTGGGACAAAGTGATGAATCGTATTGTGGGGAAGGTGAAAGACGAATTGTCCGTCGAAGGAAACGCCGTGAGGGTAAATATTACGTTGCCAAAAAATGGATTTGAGCCTAAAAATGAGGCATGACCGAAGAGATTTACATTGGACCTCAGCCTGGACCACAAACCCAGTTCCTGTCTACTCCCGCCACCGTTGCAATTTATGGGGGTGCCGCAGGGGGAGGCAAAACATATTCTCTTTTGCTTGATCCGCTGAGGGATATTGAGTGCGGAGGATTCCGGGGCCTTATTTTCCGCAGAAATACCACGCAGATAACAAACCCCGGCGGATTGTGGGACACGGCCCGAAACCTTTATTCGATGTGCAATGGAAGTCTTCGCGAACATGTTCTTGATTGCGTTTTCCCTTCCGGCATGTCGATGAAATTTAATCACCTGGAATATGAAAAGGATTGTTATATCTACCAAGGGGCTCAGGTCCCTTACATCGGGTTTGACGAATTGACGCACTTTTTGGAGCCGCAATTCTGGTACATGTTTTCCCGGATGAGGTCCATGACCGGAATACCCGGAAGGTTGAGAGCCACATGCAACCCCGACCCTGATTCATTTGTGCGCGGCCTGATTGATTGGTGGATTGGTCCCGATGGATACCCAATCGCTGAACGTTCTGGGAAAATCCGTTATTTCCTACGAATTGAGGACAAAATTGAGTGGGGGAACAGCCGAAAGGAATTAACCGAAAAATACGGGAAAGAATTCACCCCCATGTCTTTCACGTTCATCCCCGCGAAACTGTCGGACAATAAAATCCTGATTAAATCAGATCCGACCTATAAGTCGAGAATTGAGGTTTTGCAGAAAGTTGACCGTGAAAGGCTTCTGGGCGGAAACTGGAATATACGTGCGACTGCGGGCAATTTCTTCCGGCGCGAATGGTTCCCCCTCGTGGATGCGATACCCGGCGGATGGTCCGAGGTTGTCCGTTCGTGGGACCGGGCGGCCACAAAACCCAACCCGTCGAATAATGACCCCGATTGGACGAGAGGCATAAAACTTTACAGATATGCAAATGGGACGTATGTTATCGGTGACTTGAGATCGCTGAGGGATACACCGGGGCAGGTTGAAAACCTAATTCGTGCCGTAGCCTCTCACGATGGACAGTCTACGAAGATCGTCGCCCAGCAAGACCCTGGAAGTGCTGGGGTTGGCGAAGCTGAAACATTTGTCCGCATGTTGCCGGGATACGACGTCTCGGTTTACAAGACAGGTGCCGACAAAGCCACAAGAGCCAAACCCGTTTCAGCCCAGGCCGAGGCCGGAAACATTCGAGTGCTTCGCGCCCCATGGAACAAAGAATTTTTCGATGAGCTTGATTCGTTCCCGCCGCCTAAAAACAGTGGGCACGACGACATAGTGGATGCGCTGTCCGGGGCGTTTTACGAATCCATCAATGACGTAAACATGTTCGAAGTTTTCAACAAATTCGCAGGGATGCGTCCATGAGAAAAAAAATAGGTAAAGCTCCTAAAGTCCAAACTCAGATATTCAACGACATGAGCCAATTTACCGGGGGAGCCAATCCAAACATTTTTGGAATAAATCCCAGCGTTGAATCCGCATCCAATCCCGACGCACTTTTCAAGAATCTACGTTATTACCTCGTTTCCAACAACCGACAATTGATCTCCGAAGCCTACGCAGAAATAGGCCTAGTCCAAACAGTGGTAGACGTTCCCGTTGACGACGCTTTGCGCGGGGGCGTAAAGATTTCTTCTTCACAGCTGTCTGAGGATCAAATCATCCAACTGGGAAAGCATTGCAAAAGAAAGGGAGACTTTAGGAAAATAGGTTCGGCTACAAAGTGGTCTCGTCTTTTTGGCGGAGGGGCTATCATTATTCTTTCCGACCAAGACCCGGCCACTCCTTTGGACTTCGAAGCATTGACGCCGGACAGCAATATTGAATTACGGTCCGTGGACATGTGGGAGCTTGTATTTGACCCCACGTCCATTTCCGACAACCCAGACCCGACCGCCGTTGAAAACAGCATTGAGTATTATCGATACTACAACGTCGATAGGTTGCACAGGTCGAGAGTTTTACGCATAAACGGAATTGAACCGCCTTCTTTCGTTCGCCCTCGTCTTCGCGGGTGGGGCATGTCTGTCGTTGAAAAATTAGTCAGCGGATTGAACCAATACAACAAGGCCAAGAATCTTTCGTACGAAGTCCTCGATGAATTCAAGCTGGACATTTTCAAGCTCAAGGGACTGGCCAAAACTTTGTCTTTGCCTGATGGTCTTTCGTCCGCTCAAAAGCGCGTCACTATCACCAATTTGATGAAAAGTTACCAGAACGCTTTGGTCATGGATTCCGAAGATGATTTCGATCACAAACAACTTACGTTCGCTGGGCTGGCTGAGGTCCAAACCGGGAATCGTATGCAGATCGCTTCCGACCTTCGTATGCCGTTGACACGGGTATTTGGTGTTTCCGCCGCTGGATTTTCATCCGGCGAGGACGACATTGAAATTTACAACGGAATGGTAGAGGGCGAGGTGCGAGAACCCGTAACTCCTCTAATCTTGAAAGTTCTCGAGGTGAGATGCCAGGAACTTTTTGGGATGATCCCCGACGACCTGGAAATAGAGTTTGAACCTCTCCGGGTGTTGAGCGCCGAGGGCGAGGAAAACGTCAAGACCCTGCTTTACAATCGAATCCACCAAGCGCGTGTCGAAGGGCTCATCGGTAAAAATCACTACTGTGAAGCCGTGAACAAAGCCAATATTTTTGGGGTTCATATTGACCCGGACGAAATACCCGATACTATCTCCAAAGATGAAAAGATTACGGGCGAAGGCGAAGAATCTGGAACCGAAGAAACCAAGTTGAACCCTCCCACAGCTCCCGAACCCAAGGAAGAAAAAGAAGTCAAGAACGAGGTCGAAGTTATGAATTACGCGCCGGAGTTTGAGGCCTCGGACGCACCTAAGAAAATAAGTCACATAGAATTTTTGGAGGCTCTTGGAAACATTCAGAACGGGACGAAGTGGGAGAAGGCGAAAGAGGCTTCTAAATCGTCTTACGGTGAGGTGCGTTGGCCTTTCGTCATGTGGCTCTACGAAAAACTTGGCGGGAAAAAATAACAATCGGAGGATGTGAACATGAGTATTGTCTGGACTGTCGGCATGACGGTGGACCGCGCCAATCGCTTGATTGTTGAACAAGCCCTTTTGTATTTCAAGGGCAATAAAACCCGAACCTCTGAATCACTCGGCATTGACGTTAGGACGTTGGATAACTGGATTGAAAAGTATAAAGGGGCTGATGAAGTCGAAAAGTTGCGCATCGAAAAACAAAAAGTGAAAAATGCGGACATTCAACGCCGAGTCAAAGGCGAACTTGCCTACGATGCCAACGGGTTCGCGTATTACAAGCCTTTGAACAAGCCCGAAATCAAGGAATCCAAACCCGCGACAACTTCCGAAAATATCGAACTTTCTAAAACCAAACCCGATCAAACAGATCCAAAACCAACCCCTATCATGGAAGTCCTTGCTTCATCGAAAAGCGTCACCGCTCACGATGTAAAAGAATCCAGCATCAAAAACCTGAAACGAGGTCGCAAGAAGAAATGAAAAAGGATTACATCGAACTTTCTCAACTCCATACGCCGATGGATTACGTCGAGGACATCGAGCGTCGGATCATTCGCAGATTGTTCGATGTGATTTATTCCGAAGTCCTGAAAGATATTGAAATCCCGAATAACGAAATACAGAACACAAAGAGCGATGATCTTTGGTATGCGTTGAACAAGGGAACCGTGACATTCCATCGCGGTAAGTTCTCTGGAAAATTCAACGCGACGATAACCAAGGAACTCCGGAAACTTGGGGCGAAATGGGACCGGGCTACTTCCACTTTCAGGATTTCATTCAAAGATTTGACACGGGAAGTTCAATCAAACGTTCTTGCGACTGAAAATAGGTTTTCGGTAAAAATTGCGTCTATTGACGATAAGCTTCGGAAAATTTTGCCTGAAAAAATCGTTGAACAAATTTCTTTTTCAGATTTGTTTGACAAAACTTTGTTTAAGGCGGATAAGAGCTTTAGAGAAAACGTCAAGAAGGTCGGGATTCAACCCACGCTCACGGACTGGCAAGTAAAAGAGATTTCGACGAAGTGGGAAAACAATCTCAAGATCGGGATCAAAAAGTTTTCAGTCGAACAGATTCAAGAGCTAAGAAAAAAAGTCCGTGAATCGGTGTTTGCGGGTAATCGGTACGGGACTCTAGTTGATTCAATAAAAACCAATTACGAGGTTTCCCGAAGCCGAGCCGAGTTTATTGCACAGCAAGAAGTGAAGCTTTGCACCCAGCAATACCACGAGACATCGTGCAAGAAATGTGGATTTAACGAATACGTCTGGAGATGTTCGGCGGGTTCGTCGGCTCATCCGGTTCGACCCGCGCACAAAAAACTTGAGGGAACGACGCACAACTGGGATGATCCACCGATCACCAGCGAACCAGGCCAAAAGGTCCGGCGCAATAACCCTCAGCAGGATTACCGATGCCGATGCCGATCCGCTCCGATACTGAGGTTCAAGTGACCGAGGAATTTGTTTTCAGGGGAAAAGATGGACCACGTCGAGAACGAAAAAAACTTTCCCCGGGTTTTCTACGGGTTGCATGCCGCCGCTGGTGTTGCTGAATACACCAACGAGGAAACCAAGGAAAACTATCGAATTCTTCTTCCCGAAGATACCCTGAAAAAGATGGACCCGACTTTTCCGGGAAAGCCGATTTTTTTTCACCATGTGGACAAGATCGACTTGGAAAACATCAAGTCGGAAGCCGAAGGGTACGTCGTCGAAAGTTTCCTGAATCAGCCAGACGGTCGGCACTGGGTGAAATTCATCGCTACGACCGACGAAGCACTTGAACACATTGCCAGGGGAGAAAAGCTTTCCAACGCATACAAGCCGACGAAGATTGGTCCTCCGGGGCAGTGGCACAACGTGGATTACTCGCAGGAAATCAATGACGGGGAATACACGCATTTAGTCATTACTCCAGATCCGCGTTATGAGGAGTCGTTAATTCTAACACCGGAGGAGTTCAAGAAGTACAACGAAGAAAAGCTGAAAGAAATTGACGAAATCAAAAACGAGAAAGGGGAAAAGCCAATGTTTAACTTTTTCAAAAAGGAATTGGTGAAAAATTCGAAGGAACTTGAAGGCATTTCGCTTCAACTTCCCAAAAGCAAGAAAGAAGTTTCGTTGGAACAGATCATCAACGAAGCCGACGAACGCGCCGAGAAGGGCGAGGAAGGTTATGCCGACCTCGAACACAAGGTCAAGACCCATGACGGATCTGTGATGAACGTCGGGGAATTGCTCGAAAAGCATAAGGAACTTTCCAACGCTTACGACACCCTGAAACAAAAGTGCGACGAAATGGAAAAGGGTGCCGATGACAAGGAAAAGCCCGAAGGCGACAAGCCCAAGGAAAACGTCTCTCCCGAAGATGACGAAAAAGCCAAGAAGGAACTTTTGCAACTGGCCGAGCACGAACAAGAAGAAATCGAAACGGCCAAGCAAAAGACGAATGAGAAAGAAACGGCGTTGAAAGCGAAGATTGCTTCGCTTCGTTCATCTCTAAAAATATCTGCTCCCGTTGGTAAAACTCCCGAGCAGATCAAAAACGATAAAGTAGCCGCCGACGCGCTCCGCGCCGCTGGCCCCGCTTCTTCTCAGGTGACCAAGATCACTGTCGAAACTGATGTGGATCGGCTGGAACGCGGTCGCAAATTGTTTGGCAGGTAAAAAAAAGAACTAAAGGAAAAAAACATGTCTCTTGCTAACGGTTCGATCACCAAAACTCAGGTCACGGCCAACAGCGTTGCGCTTGCTATTTCAAACGCCACGGGCGGGACTTCTCCTTACACCTATCAGTGGTACATGTCCACGACATCCGGGTTTACTCCGGGTGCGGGAAACATCATTTCCGGTGCGACTGCCCAGACAGTCACGGTTACGGGGTTGGTTCCTGGCCGGACATACTATTTCTCGAACATCGTGACGGATACGGCCACGCCTACTCCGGCGACTGCCACGGCCACACAAATCACTCAGGCCACGAGCATTCTCACCGTCTCGCCCAACCAGTTTGCTCAGACGAGCATCGTCGGACAACTTGCGAACGGTGTGACGAACAAAACTAACGAGGTCAAGATCGCCGACACCGAAACCGGAACGCTTTACCCCGGCCAAGCGGTCAAGATCGTCTCAACCTCGACGGGTGGAGTCCCCGAAGTGGTTGCTTGCACTGCATCCACCGACAACGTTTGGGGATTCGTGATCTACAACGGAATGCAACAGTATTTCGCGGCTGGGATGATCGCCACCGTTGCCAGAAATGCGGGTAACACGGTTTATCTCATGCCGACCACCACGGGAAATCGCGGTAGCCAAGCGGTGCTTGACATCACGGCCATTGGCGGCGTCGCTCCCGCTTCTGGTTCTGGTGGGGAAAACATCGTCGGTGTTTTCTATGACAAGCCCATAGCCGGGACCCTCGCTCGCGTGGAAGTCAACACTCCGTCGTTTAAATACGACGCTTAAGGAAAAATCACATGAAACCTGAATATCAAGTTTTGAACAGCAAGGGCGAGCCGATTGTCTTGAACGAGATGGAAAAGCGCACGTCGGAATACTGCGAAACCGTCATCAAGAATTCGCTCGGCCTAGAAGTTCCGATCACGACTTACACCGGGATTATTAAAAAAATTTCGGAGCAAAAATTCTACGAAATCAGCCCCATTGATTTCGTGCCAATCGCCGCCGGTGAAAACCAGTGGGCCACGAACATCGTTTCCCCCCGTGATTTCGATCTGGCCGGTCCTTTCTCCGAAGGCTACATCAACACGGCAACCGGAAACGGTGACGTGCCGATGGCGTCTGCGGCTGTGGACATGGTCAATCGCCGGGTTCTGAATTGGGCGAAGGGAATCCAATACAACTTGTTCGAGATGAACTACGCCGCGAAATTCGGAAACTGGGACATCGTGGAGAAAAAGGAACGCGCTCGCAAACGAAACTGGGATTTGGGTTTCCAAAGCGTTTGCTTCAAGGGTTCCGATGGATTTAATGGCGCTTCCGGGTCAGTGCTGGGGTTGCTGAATCAACCCGGCGCGAACGTGAACACCACTACGATCACCAAGGCGATCAAGGACATGAGCGTTGCGGATTGGACCACATTCGTAAGCGCAGTGTTGGACGCTTACCGCGTCAACTGCAATAGCACCGCGTGGCCCACGCATTTCGTCATCCCTGAATCCGACTTCCTCGGTTTGGCTCGTCCGTTGAATCCTTCTTTCCCTCTCGCCGGTTCGGACGTGTTCTCCTTGGTTCAGAACATTTTCCGTACCTTGACGAGCAATCAACAGTTCAAGGTTTTGCCTCTGCGTTACGCGGATGCGACCTTGCGCGAGGATATGCCGTCTGACAGTGTGAACTACGGGAAACAGGTTTACGCGCTGTACAACTACGACATGGACTCGATGCGGATCGACTGCCCGGTCCCTTATACGGCCACGGTGCAGAACACCATCAACGGGTTCTCGTGGCAAAACGTCGGGTATGCGACTCACACTGGGTTAGTGTTGACTCGCCCCGCCGAGCTTTTGTACTTCACCTTCAACACCTAGGTTCTGGTTTACCTCCTCCTCCGGCTCCTCCCCGGAGGGGGAGACTTTTTCGAGGTTTAGAAATGTACTCGACCCCATCCATCGAAGATTTTAAAGCGTTCTTTTCGCGGGACTTTCCCTACGGGACGGATGTGACTTCGATAGTGGATGGGGACATTTCCAAGGCTTTCACCATTGCAGACACGGAAATCAATCAAGCCATCTGGGAAAACCAATCGGTTTTCACCTTGGCCTACATGTACCTTTCCGCGCATGAGATGGTGAAATCTTTGCAGGCGAGTAGCCAGGGAATCAGTGGGCAATATCCGTGGCTTAGGCAATCAAAATCGGTTGGGGGAGTTTCGGAATCGTCGGCGTTCCCGCCGGAGATTGTCAACGATCCATTTTATGCGTCAATGGCCGACACATACTACGGAGCGAAATACCTATCCATGCTGATTTTGCGGAGCGTTGGAACGATGTCTTGGGTTCCGGGGATGACGCATTGACTGCGCATTTTGACCCCGACGAAATCCATCTAGAAAAGTTTGACGCGTTTTTCAAGGCCGTGAAAGCAAGTTCCAAAGTCGTTTGCCGGGTTGGAGTTTTGAACAAGGACGAAAGAAAAGGCGGCGGGTCAAACGCGGAAATAGCGGCGGCGCATGAATACGGAGCCCCCGCGCGTGGTTTGCCTCAGCGTTCTTTTCTTCGGGTCCCTATCTCAAGCAACCTGAACAAAGCATTGGAAACCGAAAGAGCGTTCAGCGACAAGGAATTGAAATCGGTCGTTAAGGAAAAATCGGTTAAGCCCTGGCTCGAAAAAGTCGGGAAAGTTGCCGAAAAAGTGGTCATGGATGCTTTCGACAGCGGCGGTGATGGGAAGTGGCCTCCCGTCAAACATCCCGAACGAAAGCACAATGCCCAAATTCTTGTCGAGACAACGCAACTACGCCAATCCATCACGTCGGACGTGAAAGATGCTTAAGGGAATTTTTAACGCTTCATCGGTTGCACTGAACGACTCATGCCCCACGTTACCAAACGTTTCGGGTGCGTTGAAAAATTGGTTCCAAGCGTTGACGTTCGGAGTGGTGACAAAGACGGTCGTTGGGTTCTTGGCTTCCGAGGTTATGACTACGGTTGAATGCCAAGGGGTTTTTGTACCTAACCCGAACACGATGGAGATTTACGACCGAGGGGAACGCATCTGGGATTCATGGTCGCTTTTTACGGAAATCGAAGTGGATCTGAAAGTGGACGACGTGATTACGTACCTGGAAAAACAATTCAGGGTGAAAACAGTAAACCCGCTTGCCAAATACGGGGTTTTTTCCTACTTGCTGATTGAGGATTACACGAACGTAGGACCGACGGAATCGGGGAACCAATGACCGTTACAATTTCAAAAACAAAAAACATAGTTTGTGCGGGTGGTTCGGTTTCACTTTCCGCTGTATCAGACGTATCAGGAGCTTTCAACGGTTGTTGGTACGTTTCTGCAGGCGGAGCAGGAGGAACATTTCTGCAAAGTGGTGTTTACACTGCTCCCGAATATTTTAACCCAATGAAAATAACAGATGTCTTAAATGTGGACATGTTAAGTTCACATTTTGTCCCATTAGATTCAGGAACTACCACAATAACAATTGCTCATCCCATCCAGATTTTCATGGACATTTTTAAAACCGTTCTTGGTCTTGACGACGACCATTGCGTTCTTTGGAATCAAAAAGTTTTCGTTCCAAAAAGTGACGGTCTTTACATCGTCGGTATTGTATCGGATAACAAAATCATCGGGAACAACGTCATACCGAACAAAACATACGGATGGAGTGAGGCAAAACAATACGTCCAGGTCTGCGCGTCCATTGATGTGAACATCATCAGCCGTGACACGTCCGCTCTTTTCAGCAAAGAGGCCGTGGTCATGGCTTTGATGAGTGAGTACGCGACCAAACAGCAAGAAAATTGCGGCATCAAAATCAGCACTGTACCGGGAAGCCTTCGGGATGTTTCGACCGGAGATGGGGCGGCAATCCCTTACCGGTATGTCATGCCGTGCAAATTGTTTTACCAGATCAAGAAATCTGTCACGCCGGAATACTACGACACGTTCCAGGACGTTGCCGTAACGACAAACGCTTAAGGAGAAAAAAACATGTCTGATCTTTCGATTGCAAACGTAATCAATATATCGGTGGCTGAAACGCAAACCGGCATGAGTGAGTACAACACAAGTGCCATTGCCCTTTTCACCCACGAAACGCCTCTTTCTTCTTTCGGGTCCGATGATTACAAAATTTACTTGGAACCGTCCGAGGTGATGACGGACTTCGGGTCTTCGTCCGCGACATACAAAAAGTCCGCGAAAACTTTTTCACAGGCCCCGAACATACTGCAAGGCGACGGATATCTTGCCGTCATTCCGTTGCGTCCTTCCATTCAGACCATTACGTTTGATATCGCTCCCGATGCTGGGGCATTTAAGATCACGTCCTCGAATGGTTCAACTGCATCAATCGCTTGGGATGCGACGCTATCGACAATTCAAACGGCGCTACAGGTCGTGACAGGTCAATCGGATTGGACTGTTGCCGGAAGCATTGCGTCGCTTCAACTCGCTATTGCCTGCAATGGTAATTACGGGGAAGTTGATGCCATCACCATTACCGACAACACTTTAACTCGAGTTCTGACGGTGGTTACGTCGACGGTGGCTCCCACCCAATCGGGTGAAACGCTGGACGAAGGCATCATGCGCATGAAATCCCAGGTTTCATTTTTTGGGATCGAATGCACCAAAACCGCCGAGGGTTTGGGTTCTACGGATGCCCTCGCCGCCGCCGAATTGGTTCAAAGCCTGAAAATGTTGCTTTTCATTTCGGCCTACACCGAGTCATACATTCAAGCCGGTGGACTTTTCCGAACCATCACATCATCCAGTTATACCCATACTCGGTGCATCTATTACGGGGATTCGTCCAATTCTGGGATCAATGCCATGCTTGCCGAGTCCGCGTATGCGTCCCGCCTCATGTCGGTAAATTTCGACGGGTCCAATACCACGATTACGATGCACCTCAAGACGCTCAAGGGTGTTGATGTTGATCCCACGGCCACACAAACAATCCTAGGTGAATGCACAACCACCGGGGCCGACGACTATGTGAGCATCCAAGGCGTCCCGTGCGTGTTCACCTCCGGCACGAATACGTTTTCGGATCGTGTTTATAACCTACTTTGGTTCGTGGGTGCGCTGGAAGTAGCCGGATTCAATTATCTCCGACAAACAGCTACGAAAATACCACAAACCGAAAAAGGCATGGATGGGCTCAAGGGCGCATATCGGAAAGTTTGCGAACAGGCTATACGGAATGCGTTTGGAGCTCCGGGCGAGTGGACAAGTTCAACCACGTTTGGGGATCAAGACGCAATGCTCAAAAACATTGAGGAAGTCGGGTACTACATCTATTCGACTCCCGTTTCCGAACAAAGCCAAATCAACCGAGAGGCCCGAAAGGCCCCTTTGGTTCAAATTGCGTTGAAGGAAGCCGGGGCCGTCCATTCGTCCGATGTCATCGTAAACATAAACGCCTAAAGGAGAAAAGAAAATGGATTCCTTAGTCCTAACAGGAAACGATACTATTGTTTTTAACGACCATGTGATGAATGATTTATCCGTGGCCGATGTTGCAACCGTTGAATTTCCAAACAACCTTGCGACCATTCACGTCGGGAAAAATGGGAATGCGCTAATGGCACTCAACGAGACCGGCAATCAAGCCGATTTTGAATTGCGTATTTTGCGTGGATCCAACGATGACAAATACCTTCAAAATAGACTCAATTCACAGCGTAACGATTTCACTGGATTCACCGCCCTTTCGGGAAGTTTCGTTAAAAAACTGGGTGATGGAGCGGGTAACGTTTCGTCCGATACATACATTTTTTCTGGTGGAATTTTCCAGAAGCAAAACTCCGTCAAGTCGAACGTTGAGGGAGAAGCGAGTCAGGCGGAAACCATTTACAAAATGCAGTTTGCGAAATGCGCCCGTGTGATCGGGTAAGAAGGAGGACGTATGCGGGAAGTTACGCTTAAAAGTGGTCGTGTTCTGAAAGTTTCTCCGGCACCGTTTGCAGATGCAAAATCTTTGTACCAAGCAATTTCCAGCGAGGTTCGTGGGGTTGATCTTCGCGTTGGAATCCTTGGGGTTTATAAGGACATGCTTTGCTCAATCATTTCATCCAAACCGGTCGAGGAATCTCTTTGGAAATGTATGGGGCGTTGCATTTACGACGGAGTGAAAATCACGCCCGACGTTTTCGAGGACACCGAAAAACGGGAAGATTTTTACGAAATCGCCGTGGAGGTTGTAAAAGAGAACACCGACCCTTTCGTGAAGAGCCTATTTGCACAATTCCCAACGCTAAAAGGAATCGTGGAGGAGTCCGCTTCCCAAGTGTCTCCATCCGTCCAGACGGAGAAAACCTCCTAATCTGTCTTCGACTCGTTAAAGCTGGGTATGCGTCGAGCGTTGAGGTAGCCGAAAAGATGGACGCTCGAACTGTCATACAGGCCTTGGAGTACGATCAGTTTTTGGTGGATTTCGACATTGAGACACGCGAGCTAAACAAGAAGGACTAACCACCATGCCAACGAGCGCCGGGGAATTTTTCGTGAATCTTGGAATCAAGGGATCTGAAAAGTCCCTCGATGCGCTTAGCTCCGTCAAAAGTAGTTTCAAAAGTCTAACATCTTCGTCACTTGAAGCGAAGGCCGCGATTGTCGCGGCTTTTTATGAGCTTGGAAAAGCCACTAGTGCGTCGGGCGATTTCGGGATGTCCATCGAAAATCAATCGGTGCTTTTGGGAGTCGCGGCAAAAACCATTCAGGCTTACGATCTCGCCGCTTCCGATGCAATGGGTACAACCATTGACTTCGGTGCAACAATGGGAAAACTGCAAAACAGTCTTTCTAGCCTCGCTTATGACGCCAAGGGAAATGTACAGGGCCTCGAACTGATGGTGGATGTTCTTTCCAAAAATAAAACCATAAAGATGCCCGACACCAAAGAAATCAACGCGTGGAAAGACAATATCCCACAATTCACGCAACGTCTTGCCCAAATGATTATGACGATGGACAAAATCCAAGGTCCTCAACAAACATCGGCTCGAAATTGGCTTGCCAGAACATTTCAACTTTCGGACTCCGAGATTGTGGCGATGGCAAAGGGCGGATTAACTCCTGAAAGAATCGCTAAGTTTATGGGGAAGGCTCTTTCGGATGCACAAATAAAAGACTTGGCCCGAAACAAACAAAACATGTATAGAGCCGTCGAGGACATGACCAAAGGTTTCGATAAACTCATGTCGGACAAAACCATTGTTAAAGGGATTGAAAACATCACGTCGGCTATTTCGGGGTTAGTAAGCGCTCTTGAAAAGCTTAACGGTAAGATGAAGATTTTTGAAGCAATGGGAAAAATACTTGCTCCCCTTGCGTACATAACGCCCGACAGTACGGGAACAAGCCCTTTTTCAAGAGGTTTAGAAGAGTCCGTTAAATTGGACTCTCAAAAACAAAGTCCTTATGTCGCAATGAAAAAAGGCATTAAAGATGCGTTCTCGGGTCCGGTTGCTGCAAACCAGTTTCACGTCCCTTTGACGTTAAATCCAACTGGATTACAAAATTACTTCAGCACGGTTAACCACGTGTCCGTAAACGTAAAGCAAAACCCCGGAGAGACTTCTCAAACGACTGGAAAAAACGTGGGAGACGGGGCCGTTTCCGTTATTGGAACGAAACAAAACTCAGCGGCGGCAAGTTACTTTTATTCACCGGTAGGTCCATAAAATGTCCGACATAACCAACGTTTCCGGTGTACTCGACAATATCGCCCTCGTGATTCCTGATTCAAATTCGGGATACACCCCCACATTTTCAAATGGTGTTGATCTCGAAAATCAAACACCATTGATATTCCATTACGAGGGTTTGAATCAAATCGAAATAGCAAGCGATATCACCGATCACTACGCCGAAGACAACACGACGCTTCAAGACCATGCGTCCCTTAGACCTGAAAAAATATCCGTTCATGGATTTGTGGGAGAGGTTGTCATTGATGACAATTCGTCAACGATTGCCAAAGCCGCTGATACAGTAAGCCGACTTCCGTTGATTTCGGGACTTTCTCCGTCTCTTTCCGTTACCGCGTTAAATGCGTACAACTCCGCCGCGTCTGCGATATCTGAGGCAAAAAGTGTTGTGGCTTCTGCTGGTTCCGTGCTGAATAAATTCGGAGTGAAAACCGGATTGTCAACCCAAAACAATCAGCAAACGGTTTTCAACTGGCTTTATGGATACTGGTTTTCACGTTCACTTTTTACGGTGCAAACCCCGTGGGCCGTGTTTGAAAATATGATGATTGAAACCATGCGACCGGTACAGGATGAAAGCACCCGAACCATGACGGACTTTTTTATAACGTTCAAGCGCGTGAGATTCGTTGCAGACATTAAAGATCAAAACGCAGGAAGCGGGATTTACGACGGACGACTTGGCGCTCAAAAAAGCGATCTAAAAAACGTGAGTACCCAGTCCCCTATTTCATCGTCCAAAACGATCTTATCCGCTTTCGGGCTGAGTGTGTAACATGCAACAGATAACCGGGATAACATCCGACGCATATCAGCAACAAACGATCACGCTCCCCAGCGGATTGCAGATGGTCATGCGTATGCGTTTCATTCCGCAACAATACGGTTGGTTTTTCGAGCAAATAACCGCCGGTTCCGTGACCATTAACGGGATTAGAATTTGCACGGTCCCAAACATCCTGAGACAGTGGAAAAACATTTTGGATTTCGGGATTGCTTGTAAAACGGACGGCAATAGGGAACCTACTCAGTTGGAGGATTTTTCAAACGGATATTCAATCCTCTACCTTCTTGATTCCGACGATGTTGAAGAATACGAAAGCTACCTGAAAAACCAATGAAAAAATTCGGGCGTAACTACTCAATTGAAATCGGAACCATCGACGGAAAAAGTTTGACATTCAAACTCCCCGTAACGATTGAGTTTGATATAAACCGTAATTCGATGCAGTCCTTAAATACGTCCGAGTTTACTTTGTATAATTTGTCCGCAGATCATCGAAGACTTTTGCAAAAAAACCAGTTTAACTTTGCGTCTAAACGATACATTACATTCGTCGCCGGATACGCTGGCAATATATCCGTTGCATACACCGGAGAAGTTCTTGAGTGCAATTCGTATCGGCAGGGCGTTGATTACCTCACCAACATTTCATGCCAGGATGCGGTGGCTGGTATTTTTGACGGGTCCGTTCAAGAAACATTTCCCGCCGGATTAACCAGAAAAAAAGCGATTGAAAAACTAGCTAAAAGTATGCCGGGGGTTAAACTCGGCGCAATCGGTGACGGTTACGACGGTGTTTTAAATCGCGGGATTTCGATGGACGGAAAAGCCTATACGATTCTTCAGCAACTTTCCGACGGCACAACGTTCATCGACAACGGAAAAGTGAATATCCTTAGACCGGAAGAATACATTGAGATAGACGGTCCCGATACGGTCATTGATGCGAGTTATGGGCTTTTGGAAACACCCGTCAGAGAAGGAACATATTTAAACCTTTTAATGGTTTTCGAGCCTCGTTTGATCGTTGGTCAAAAAGTGACCTTAAAAAGTTCGACTGAAACATGGATGAACGGAGATTTCCGACTAATATCCCTGCATCATTCGGGGATGATTTCTGATTCCGTTTGCGGGGATGCAAAGACGGGCGTTGGACTCCTAGCCCCGAGTCTGGGATTTGTTGACTCAACCACGGGAAAAATATTAGAGCAGGGAAAACTAAAACCTCACAAGTCGGCAACATGAGCAACAATCCATTAACCCCACTGCCATTAAATCCCACTCTCACCGACGTTCTCGCCGTGTTCGAGAAGCATTTGAATTTGACTTTCAAGTGTCACGATGTTGGGGTCATTGAAAGTTTCGATACCGAAACCCAGACGGCGACGGTGAAGATCGCTTACAAAAAAGTTTTTTATCAGGTGACGAACAGCGTATACAAAAGAAACGTGGTGGACTACACCCCGATAATCACATGTCCGGTATTTTTTGCCGGAGGCGGTACCGCTTCACAGACTTTTCCAGTTGCACAAGGTGACGAGTGCCTTATACTTTTCAACGACAGAGACATTGATGCGTGGTGGGCCGGTTCAAATTCCAGTGAGCCCGACACGCCAAGGACTCATTCGTATTCCGACGCGCTTGTGATTGTCGGATTCAGGTCAAAGCCAAACGCGATACAGAATTTTGATAACGTCCGGGCTTGCCTCAGAAACAAAAACGCCATTGTGGCTGTGGGGCCGGAACTGGTAAAGATCGCAAACGAAAAATACACGTTGAATGCGCTTCTTACCGAACTGATTTCAAGCGTGAAAGACTTGGTTTCGGCAACATCTCAAATTACAGTTTCGGGTGTGACGACAGGCGGAGGGGTTAGCGCGGTACCAGTCAATGCCGCGACAATCACGGCGGTTTCCACCTCACTTACGACCACGGCCAACAAAATTGCGGAGCTTTTAGAATGAACCGAGTACGGGCACTTGATTCAAATGGGGATTGGTCCTTCGGTCATGGTAGAGCTGATTACCTGCCCGTAAAGGCCTCATTGCGTCAAAAAATACAATGTCGTCTTTACTGTTTCAACAATGATTGTTTTTTCGACATGGGAGACGGGATTGACTGGCGGCATCTACTCGGTGCGAAGGATTTGACGGCGCTCAAACTCGCAATATGTACCCAAATTCTGAAAACAACTGGGGTCTTGGGACTCACGTCTACCGCATATGATTTGGATCCTGAGACTCGAGACTTTTCAGCGACATACACCTGCCAGACGATCTATTCCACTTTGACGGATACGATTATCTATCAAGGATCGGTGATCTAATGTCAACTACCCTAAATTTTGTAATTGATGCGAACGGGGTTCAAGTTCCAACACTTACGGAGCTTTTAACGTTCCTGACCGAAAAGTTTCAGGAAATTTATGGCACTGACATTGACCTGGATTCCGAAAGTCCAGACTCTCAATGGCTTAACATACTTTCCCAGGTTTATTCGGACATGGCCGACTTGGTTTTGCAGGTTCACACATCCGTTGACCCGGACCAGGCCGTAGGCGTCGTGTTGGATCAACGACTTTCGGTCAACGGCATTCAACGTCAGGCCGGGACCTATAGCTATGTTCCGATCACGGTTGTTGTTTCCAAATCCCTCACGCTCTACGGGTTAGATCAATCCACTGAGGATGTTTTCACCGTATCGGATAAATCGGGGAATCAATACGAGCTTTCGGAAACAAAAAACATTTCGGCGGCTGGTTCATATTCCTGCTCGTTCCGAGCCGCGAACCCTGGCCGTATCATCCCATCGTTGAACACGATTACCACGATTGTTACTGTCACATTGGGGGTCACGTCCGTAAACAATCCATCGGCGTATACCACGTTGGGAATTGATGAGGAAACTGACGCAAGCGCAAAAATACGCCGTCAAAAATCAACGGCAATCCAAAGCAAGGGTTTCAATGAAAAACTTTACGCGGCTTTGATGAATATATCTGGGGTGACGTCCTGCAATCCGCACGAAAATTATACGAGCGCGGTTGATGTATACGGAACCCCCCCGCATTGCATTTGGCCGATCATCGACGGATCGGCGACCGATTCCGATATCGCAAATGCGATATATTCAAATCGTTCGTTAGGTTGCGACATGAAGGGTGACGAGTCATACACAATCCATCAAGACGATGGTACGGATTTCACGGTAAATTGGGATGTGGTTGTCGAAGAAGATTTGTTTGCGAAATTCAACGTTTCATCCCTCAACGGTACAACCGATGTCAACATATCGGAAATTTTGAGCACGTTGCCTTCTTCGTTTGTTCCCGGCGTGAGCGCTGAGGTGAACATCAATGATCTCGTTACTGAAATACGGGTCATTGACGGAAATTGTTTGGTGACAGGCGCGGGATTTTCGACTTCCGTTGACGGGACTTACACCGACACGCTCGAAACTTCCTCAATCAAAAACAAGTTTGTTCTCTCTACGGGAAATATCTACATTCTTCCTGCGCTTCTTTCCCCGAGAACAATCAGCGTCCCGCGCACGAATACCCAGCAATTCACGCCCTACGGCGGAAGTCAAACCGGGTGGACGTATGCGATCACAACCAACGTGAGCGGCGGTACGATTTCTTCGACTGGGCTTTACACTGCGGGGAGTACAGCCGGAACCGACATTATAACGGCTACGGATTCCGAATCCAATACCGCGACTGCGACGGTGACAGTGATATGACAATTACCGGAACGGAATTAGCCGAATACTACGGAAAACTTTTGATCGCTCAATATCGCGGGAAGCCAAACGCGATTTCAGTGATTGAATCAACCGCTTATCCTGCAACGATGCCGCTTGCGTCCGACGATACCTCTTTGCCTTTGGCGATTCAAAACGCTTTCATCGTTGATACGGCGGTGGGCGTTCAGCTAGACATTCTCGGAAAATACATTGGCGCAAAGCGTTCGGGTTTTGATTTCTCCGGTCCCGTGACTTTGAATGACACTCAGTACCGACAACTTTTGAAAATCCTGATCGCTCGAAACATCATGACGGCAACGCTCAAGGACATCCAGGCTTTCATTCACACATACTTTTCGGGTGTGATTAAAGTTTTTGATCGACGGTCGATGAGCGTTCACTGGTATTATCTAGTTAAAACAGGGACGAACATTGTTGCGGAGTTTTTCATAAAGTTGGGAAAACTTCCAAGGCCCCAAGGCGTGGGCGAGGACATCATCTATGCTTACACTTCCCCAGCGACTGCGTTTTTCGGACTTCGAACTTATGCGTCTTCTGCTCCCGACACGGTTTATCCGCTGAACACATACGCCGATTACGTCACGACTTGGCCGATGATGTTATACCAATACCTGATAGAGGTGTAGGATGAGCAAGATCACTCGTAAGCTGATGAAAATTTTCGGACAAAACGCTTCGGCGGGTTCTCTTGGAATTGGTCAATTCGGAAGCCTCGCCGGAGGGACACCGGCTTACAGCAAAGATCCTGAAACAATCCAAGGTCTGTCGGCTTGGTTGTCTGGTTGGAACGCGGCGGTTATTGGCTCCAATTCCCCAGCACTTGAGGATTTCAACGCTCTCCCATACGTTTTTTCGTATCAGTTGGCTTACCTCATGCAACAGGGTATTGCAGAATACAATGCGAATACCACCTACTACACCGATTCGATTTGTCAATATGCGGGTGTGCTGTACATTTCCGCAACTGACTCAAACACGGGAAATACACCCGGCGGGGCAAGTGCCTATTGGACCACGTTGATTCCTTCTGGGGGATCGGGAGAAAATCTTTTCCGTAATGCTGGTTTTTCCGTTGCTCAAAGAGGAGTCGGAGGGACTTGGTCCGACACGGGAGAAGAAAAATATACCGTCGATGGTTGGATCATGAAATCCAGTTATACGCCGGGTGTTTTTTCTGGTGCCGCTATCTGGACTATTGAAAAATACTACGGAAACATTTTACTTATTGGAAATTCTTCGACGTCTCTTCAGCTTGGTCAGGTCCAACTAAAACAACGAATTTCAAAAGAAAATCTTGATATTCATGACTTCGGAATAACCGAAAGAATGTGGACTTTCCAGGTGACAATATATAATGAAAGTCCCGCTGCTATTACTCCGACGTTAACAATTAACGAAGCCAATGCTGATAATGATTTTTCAAGCACAACAAATATTTTACCATCAAAAAACCTTCGTACAATAATGAGCTTAGAAAGGCATGTGTGTGCATACACCGTTGATTTAGGATTTGGATCAACTCATGGGTTAGAATTTGTTATCGGAATTCCAGAAGGATTGGCGGCTGGCGGCGCGGAGCGTATTGGAATCAGTCGTCCGTCTTTCTCTTCCACCCCCGGCGCTTCGGTTGGAGTAAATAATAATCCTCCGGCCCCGCAAATCCGTAGTTACGATCAGGAAATCATTGACGCTCGACGGTACTACTGGCAGAACAAAAGCCAAGATGTTTTCCTCGGCGCAATGGTTGGAAGTTACTTCATGGGAGCTTCTTCATGCGTTTTCCCCATTCGTTTCCCCAACGGAATGTTTAAAATTCCGACCATGACTTTTGATGGAACAAATTTTTCAGTTCATGGCGGATCAACGACTTACGGACCATCTCAATTAGAGACATACGGAACCAACATTCTCACGAATGAATGTTGCAATTTTTTGTTAAATGGCACTACCATGCCAACCATCGGGCAAGGGTTGTTGTTGACGCTTACTGCCGATGGTGCTTTATCATTCTCGGCAGAACTTTAAGGGGAACACGATGAAAAAAATACTTCTGTCTCTCTCGGCAATCCTTGGGATTTATTCCGGTGGATGGTGCGCCACGGCTACATTTACCCCCACTTTGAACCCAGACACCATCGCGCTTGAAATCACTCAGCGAAAAGTCCTAGCGGCGCTTGAAGGCGGCGGGACAACGGGAACAGCGTCAAGCGTTTCCATCAATGGTGGAAACGTTGGAATCACTGGGACGGTGGTTGTGCATCAGGACGGATCACCCACCGCAACTCCAAATCCCACCCAAGTGCAACAAATGATTGCCACCCTTCAGGCTCAAACAACGTCCATTGCGGGAAAGGTTGAAGGAATTCTGAACGCGGTCGCTACAGCTACTCCGAATGTGAACATCATTTCGATGCCGGGTGTTGCGTTCGCCGTTACTCCCGACATTAATGTTCACGGAAATATCTCCATCAACACTCAGATACCAACACCCACGGGAAGCGCAACGCCTACAAATACTCCTACGACGATCCAACCGGTCTACGTGGTGCCATCAACGAGTACACCGACCGGAAGTGCGACGCCAACATTTACATCCACCACCGTGTCTCAAGTTCATATCGTTCAGGACACGCCAACTCCAACGGGAAGCGCAACGCTCACGCCGACTTCTACCACCGTCATGATGGCGGCTCTAGTGGGCCCTTCCCGGTCATACAGTGCGGCTGTTTCGGTGGTTATAACCGGATCGTTGACAAATGCAATTATATATAGTTTGTTCAATCCCTCGTCGTCGGGCGTAACAATGCAAATCGATGAGATTGCGCTGTACTCGAACGTGCAAAACATGTCTTTTTCTGTTGATAACGGGACTGGACCTTGCACGGTGCAGGCAAATACTACTCCCATTCCCGTGACAATACTGTCGGCTGATATTTCAACCGCGTCGAGCGCCGCAGTCACTGGATACGTAAACGTGCAACCGACTCCGCCCGCTGCAACCAAGCACCTGTTCTATGGATACAACGGGGCAACCTATCAGCCGGTGTTGTGGCCGATGTCCTCGAGTGTTTATCGAAAACCTGTTCTTCTTCGTCCCGGTCAACAAATCTACATTTGGATTCCAGGGACGGCTTCAACGGGGGTGTTGTACGGTCACGTCGGCTACTCTGAACTGTAAGGAAAAAACATGAAAACGAAAACGCTGGCTTTAATATTTTTGGTGATTTCAATTCTGGGGTTTGTTTTTCTGCGGTCATGGTCGGACCCGGCGGCAAATCCTTTTGGGTACGGTGTCATAAGCTTTGGATCGGCATGCCCAACCGTTTTGCCCACCCCGTCAACGCAGGGATCGACTATTCCGATTGCATTGAGTGGGTCTGGTCAGCAATATGCGTGGCCGAATGGTCCTAGGGACAATGTATCTGCTTTTTCAGTATCCACTTCGGTGACCACGCCTGTCACGATTGCGACCGCTGGCACGTCGATGTTTTTGGACATTGGACCTTCCGTGGTACACAACACGTCGTCAACGTCCGTCGCGTTCACGGTCAAAAAAGGAACGACGATTCTGTGGTCCGATATCTCCGACGCTGGCACATACACGTTTATCCCCGCGCTGTATTGCGGAGGTACGGCGGCTCAGTCGTACATTTTCACGTTGGGTGCCGCCGTAACCCAAGTTTTTTGGAACGGCTCATACATCTCCAACGGGCGGTAACGGATGAAACGTTTTTTGTTGGCCCTGACCCTGACCCTGACCCTGACCCTGACCTGTTCAGCTCAGTCGTCCAGTTTTATTTTGGACGGCTTCGCGGGCGGCCAAAATATCAATGCTACCGGGCGTCTTTGGTTTACGTTTTGTTGGACATCCGTTAACAGTGTGCAGGTAACGCCTGCATACTCTGCCGTTAACAATAACTCGTACATTGTTTCAACGGATCAATACACCACGTCGGCATACTCTGCAAAATGCACGGGATGGTGGAATTACAACGGTCCCACGACTTATGCAGGGTTCGGATTAGGTACTGAGATTAACCCAACGTATTGCGACATGTCGTGGATGCAGTCGGTTACATTTTCTGTCATGACATCGTCGGCTTGCACATTGCGAATAAATTTCAACAACCCGAATATTCAGTATGGCCCGGTGACCTGGAACGGTGGGCCCATAGGCGGAAATGGAAACGATAATCAGTATGGTTATACGTTTCAAGTAAATACGCCGTCGGCGTGGCAAACAATTGGGCTGGATTATTCCACACTGTCCTGCCAGTCGTGGGGTACTAACTCATGTCCGTTGACACTATCCGATGGCACAACCATGAGTCTGTCCCGTGCGCTGTCCCAAATCACATCCATTCAATGGCAGACCGAAAGCCCAAACATAACTACACCCGTGACATTAACATTTTGGGTTGACAACATTATCCTGACCGCAAAATCAGGTTACACGGCTCCGACCGTGTTCAAACCGAAAAACAACTTCCCTGTCTGGTGGAAATAAATGGAACTCGGAGCAACTTTTCTACTTGACTTTCTCAAAACTTGGCCCACGGCGGTTGTGGTCATTGCGTCCCTGCTAATACTTTTGGGATGGTGGGCAAAGGGAAACATCGCGACTCAGGACGACATCGCCGCAGTGAACCAACGATCAAATGAAATCAGCAAACACGCCGAGGATATGGAGACGTTAAACGCCGCGCAACATCGGCAACTCACAGAAGGATTTAACCAAATAATTGTGGGATTCCGCGAGGATCTGAAATTGAACGACCTCGCGATGAAGGAAAAAATCGGGGGTGTTTATGATCGGATTAATCCGATGGATCAGAGACTGTCTAATCTTGAAGGCGAACATAACGCCCTCACCGGTTCCGGGTCGTGCTCCATCGTCCGAGAACCCGGAAATCACGGCTGATACTCTCGAAAAAATAGGGATCCACTACGCGACGGCCCAAACCTGGATCATCCCGATCCGTACCGTGATGCTGGAAGCGAATCTAAACACATCCCAACGTATTGCCTCATTCCTCGCCCAGGTTTTCGCCGAGTGCGGAATGCTAACGACGTTCGAGGAAAATGGGAACTACACCGCGCAACGACTCATACAGGTATTCCCAAAATATTTCACCCTCGAACAAGCCAATGACTACCAGCACAACCCGAAACGAATATTTAATCGCGTCTACGCTAACCGCATGGGGAACGGAGACGAATCAAGCGGTGACGGATACAATTACAGCGGGAAAGGCCCGTTGCAGTTAACTGGGAAAGATAATTACAAACGTTGCGGAACGTATTTAAATGTTGACCTAGTTTCGTTCCCTGAAAAACTTCTTGACCCCATGACGGGTATGAGGTCCGCCGGTTGGTTCTGGACTGCGCACAAAATGAATGCCGTTGCGGATACTGGGGATTTTGATAAACTCACATGCGCGTACAAATTCGCATTAGAGCCGTTTCGGTCATTGATCGTAAATGGTGGGATGAACGGGGCCGAGGTCCGAAGGGCGCTTTACGTCAAAATTCTAGGGGTCCTCTAATGAAGAACGCCGAAAACTGATAAACGAAGTTTGGAAAGGGAGCGGTAAAAATTATGAAATAGTGGGCATCTACGGGATAGATAAGGGTTTGAGGCAATGGGTTTGCGGCGAGGCGTGGAAGAAGAATCCGAAAGATTTTAATCGGTCCACGAAGTAAGTTCGGGACTGTTTTTGGTTGAAAAGAAAGTTTTTCGGACAATAATACATACGCGAGGTGGACCAGTGGTGGGTCGTCTGACTCATACTCAGAAAATCGCGGGTTCAATTCCTGCCCTCGCAACCAAAATACCATCGAGAAAACAGTTATGAGAGTGGCCCGATCCGAAAGGCTCGGACGCTTGGGGTTCAAAGCCTCGCGGTTTTTTCGATTGGGGGAAAAATGAAACTCGGAAAACTTGCCGTTCGTCACGATCCTAGAACCCTGCATCTAAAAAAATATCTCGCACAGTTTCCAACGTTCCCGACCGTGTGCGATTGGGGATCTAAAGTCCCAGCGTGGGGGATGCTCAAAAATGATGTCACCGGTGACTGCACTTGCGCAAGCGCTGGTCACATGCTCATGGCCTGGACCTCGAACGACAACACGGAGTTTATCCCGACTGACGACCAAATCATTTCGGCTTACCACGACATTTCGGGTTACGATCAAAAAACCGGGATGAACGACAACGGGGCCGTGGAATTGGATGTGCTTAAATACTGGCGTAAACACGGAATTGCAGGTCGTAAAATACTTGCATTCGTGAAACTTGAAGAGAAAAGCTTTGACCATTTGAAATCGGCGGGGTGGTTGTTCGGTGGTGTGTACATCGGAGTCTCCCTTCCGGTCGAGGCCCAAAACCAAACCGTTTGGGACACAACCACCGGAGAGACTCCGGGGTCTTGGGGTGGACACGCCGTTCCGGTTGTGGGTTATAATTCCGTTGGTCCTGTCGTTGTGACGTGGGGAGAAAGAAAGCAAATGACTTGGGCCGCTTATCTAGCATGGTGTGACGAGGCTTACGCCGTGTTGTCTAACGACTGGACGGGATCGGACAACCTCGCGCCGAACGGGTTTAATTATGTGCAACTGGTTTTGGACTTGGAATCGGTTGGGGATGATCCGGTGGGCGTGTCTCAGTCGTCATTGTGGTCCAGGTTCAAACAGTGGTTGTCGAAACTTTTTCATTAACCTAGTAGGTTAAATAAAAAAACACGGAGGCAGTTATGTTCGCAAAGATGAAAGCATTTTTGTTGCTGTTAGGATCAAACCCAATTTTCCAATGGGTATTCAAAGTGGGTCGAGACAGCGCGGTTGGGTATTATACCGCGACTCAGTTCCTCCCGACAAAGGCTTGGTTCGTTGGATTAGGTTTCGCCGTTGCTTCTGGATTGGTTCATGCTTTTGAGGTTTGGTTGCAAAGTCAAAACGCGAACGCGCCAAGTTCTATCACTAAAGGAAATTCGTCACCCGTGGCAATGCTCAAACGAACATTGCAACTCATGCTCATGTTGGGGCTCTGCTTCTCTGTGGTGGGCTCGGCGTCGGCGTATGAGTGGAACATCCCGTCGAGCGCCGTCAAGTCCGATAAGCTGAAAACAATTTCGGAGATTCCTTCGGGAGTCGACACGAACATGGTCGTAGGCATCCCGACCGCCGCGCTGGCTATCGGGACCGTCTCGACCTCCTACGGCCTTAGCGTTGCCTATTCCGCGCTCTGGTGTCATGTGAAAGGGGACGCCGCCGGGACAACCTCTACACTCGCCGCAAAATTCGGTGTGGGTGCCGCCGCTTACGGTGATTTTGGGGATTGGCTAAAGTCTAATTTTAAAACAGATCCGAAACTTAAAGTCGGCGTCGGCGTGATTCTCCCGCAGATGTGTGGCATCACCCCCGGCGTACAACTGGTTTGGAACGTTAAAGACGGGTCGCGAACGACGGTCGTAACGATGAACATCCCGCTAAACCTGCTCAATTCGGTGATTGTGAAGCTGTTTTAAAAGTTGTTCGTTCGGCGGGAGGTTCAGGCCTCCCGCTTTTTTTATCTCAGGGGGATTCGATGAAAAAAACAAATTCAAAAAAGGTCAAACCCGAATACGTCTATCCCCCGCGCCGTTGTAATTTTGTTGAATGGGGAATCCATTGGGATTCGTTCTCGTTTTCAATCGGGGTCCAGTTCCCCAAAGGCAGTCCGCAAGTCGGATTTAAAAGATGGTTCGTTTTCACGGTTGTCGTCGGACCTTCGTTTTTTCATTTTGAATCCATCCCCGGATCGGTGTAATATCTCCCCAGATAAAATGGCGGCCTAAAATCCGTCATGACCCCGAGCCGCAAGGCAGGGGCCACACACACCCGGAAAGCGCGGGCCTCAGGGGTCCAGCTCTCCGGGTTTTTATTTGAAAAAAATTATCAATTATTATTGATTGACAATCGACCATAATTGACTATCATGGCCCACAGAAAGAGGTGAATATGAATATTTACACGCCCGCAGGAAGAGCAAGAGAATACTCGCCAAAAGCCCTGAACCATTACGCCGGATGCACTCATGGATGCACCTATTGTTATGTCGTACCGATGATGAAAAAGTTTAAATCCGGTTACGATCAAAAAAATGTGATACCAAGATTTGATGTTTTGAAAGGGCTTGAAAAATCGGCGTTAAAAGCAAAAGAACAAGTTTTGCTATCGTTCACGTGTGATCCATACTCTGAGGAAGAACCCAAGCACAGATTAACACGTCGAGTTCTGGAAATTTTCGCGAAGTGTGGAACACCAACCGCAATATTGAGTAAAGGGGGGGTCCGTTCCCTGGCTGATATGGACATATTAAAGTCAATGGGAAAGAGAGTTAAACTCGGCGCTACATTGTCATGCATGGAAAAAAAAACCTGGATAGAGTGGGAACCAGGTGCGGCTTCTCCCGAAGAAAGACTAAACGCGTTAAAAAAAGCTCATGAATCAGGAATTGAAACCTGGGCTTCGTTGGAACCGGTGATAAAATCCGAAGAAACTCTGGAGCTGATTAAAGAATCCAACAAGTTTGTAGATGGTTACAAAGTCGGAAAGATGAACTACCAAAAAATAGATGTCGATTGGCAAAAGTTTCTTTTGGATTCTGTGAAATTGCTTCGTAAACTCGGAAAAAGGTTTTATATCAAAGACGAATTGGCAAAACACGCACCCGAAGGATTTGTTTTTGTTGGAGACGAAAGAAACGCCGATGCTCACGCGATAAAGGGCAATCCATGAAAAAAAGAACTGCTGAGATCGCAAATGTTTCAGATCTAATCCCGTTTCCTGGAAACCCCAGGAAAATGTCTAGTTCTGTTTTTGAAAAACTTAAAAAAAATATACATGAGTTTGGAGTTGTGGCACCCCTAACTGTTGATCAAAATAATCGAGTGGTTGGGGGGAATCAGAGATTGAGGGCGGTGAAGGAACTTGGATTAAAAACCGTTCCCATCCTGAGAATTGAGGGATACAGCGATAGAGAAATAAAAACGATGAATGTCGCGTTGAACAAGATTGGCGGTGAGTTTGACATGTCCGAATTAACTGAATTTTTAGATTTTGACTTCACAAACACTTTTGACCTTTCAGGTTTTGAATTTTCAGATTTGGTTTCTCTTGCAGAAACTGAAAACGATACACCGAATAAAGTTGAATTGGTTCCCGTTGATATGATTCACTTTTTAATATCTGCTCCCAAAGATAAACTATTTGAGATTCAAAAATCCATTGACTCTTTATCTGGAATTGAGGGGGTCGAAATTGAAACAACAGGCAATTAAAACGGATAACAAAAATCTGAATAAAAAAGTTTTGATTCGTAAGTTTTTGATAGATGGACTTGGAAAAAAAGAACTCAACGTTTTGGATGCGTTTTCTGGATATGGCACGATCTACGATAAGTTAAAAAAACAATTACCTGATAAAAAGCTTAATGTTGTTTCAATCGAAAAAGCCGATAAGAAAAAAGGAGCAATTAAATTAGATAATCTAAAAGTCCTATTAGGAATGAATCTGGAAAACGTAGATATTGTGGATCTGGATAGCTACGGATTTCCTTTCGCTCAGCTTGAAATTATTTTGTCTTCTGGTTTTCATGGTCTTGTTTTTTTTACTGCTGGAACGTCTGGATTCGGTCAACTCCCATTTGGGGCACTAAAGAAAATTGGATACACCGAACGCATGATTAAGAAATGCCCCACATTGTTTTCAAAAAACCGAGAAAAACAAATTTTGCGGGTTTTGTCTTCTTTTGGTCTCAAAGAAGTATTTTTTATAAACTTCCAAAAAACATTGTATTTTGGATTTCAAGCGGGGGAAAAAAATGTTAAAACCGATAAATAAAAAATGCTCGGAGTGCGGTCGGAAATATAAGACATGGGCGAGTAAGTCCAAGTTTTGTTCTAGATCATGCGGGAACAAAAATTGGGTTAAGGCTCACCCCCGAAAGAATCGCGTCCTGGGAGCCTAAATTTCCCGGGATCGTTGAATTATATGGGATTTCATGGTTATGGGTATCTGCACGGTTATATCAGTTATAAAATCTTTCAAATTTGACCAGTTTAAATGCAAACCAAGCATATCAGGATAGGACATGACACCCGTTTTACGTTCCCCTTATTTCCCAACGGTTCCAACCCCACAATTCCCAAGCATTTCCCAACAAGGTTTGGCCATACATTCTCACGTTACTCGCGTTACACCCGTCTAAAATCGAATCATATTGCAAAGTATTCCCGTTAGTTTTATTCTGAAATGGCCTTAATTTCCAGGGAATAACGGTAAAAATAATTTCAAATTAAAAATAAAACCATTGGCTTTATGCCGGGGGATGATAATATATGGGTATGCAGATGACGCACCCAGAGGGGGTGCGGGAGTGATTAACCCGGTCCGACCGGGATCAAATTCGAGGGGGAAAAAGATGGTAAGAATAATGTGGCAGGATGGGCGGCGTGATTCGGCCGAATTTTTGAACGTTCGAGCGGCGTTCAAAGAAATAAAAAAATACCGAAAAAATGTAGGGATGGTGCTTGCGCCATCCTACATGGATCAGGGATCCGAATATTATGAGGTGTACCCATCTCGTGGGTATGCCAAGGCACACCCGGATGGTGACGGGTATGCCGACACCATCGTCGTATCAGATTGAGCCCCGTCGCCCCCCCTCCCCAACCGGAGGGGTGCGGGAGTGATTAACCCGGATCGACCGGGATCAAAATTAGAGGAGGAAAAGATGAAACAATTAAACTTGTGGGCGTCGTCCCACAAGAATACCCCCGATCAGGGGGTTGAGGGAGGGTTCATGTACCTCCCTGAAGACCTGCAGGGGGCACTAAACCAGTGCCCATCCGAGGTGGGGGAGTTGGAGCACCTGGGGAGGGTGCTGTTGGCCTATGCCTCGGGCCAGGAGGTTGAGGGAGGATACGATTCTGTTTGTTTGTATCAGCCGGGGGGTTCCCCGGCGTTTCAGTTCATTCTGGGCCAGTTGGCCCTGCGGTCGCGCGTGAGCGTCGCATACGCTCACTCCACGCGGGAGAGCGTAGAGGAGGTCCTCCCCGATGGGGGGATCAAGAAGGTGGCGGTATTCCGGCACAAAAGCTGGATATTCGTCTAGTTTTAGTACGAAACAGAAAGGAGGTCCCGAATGGGACACGGTATCGATGATAAGTACCCCCTAACGCCGGAGGAAATCCGCCGCAAGGCGGATTATGAAAAAGAGGTGGATGAAAACCACCTAAAAATGAAGGAGGTTTTCCAATCCGAACATAGCCGCTTTACGGAGGCATGTTTGGCCCTGGGGTACAAGAGGCTGGTACCCATCGGAGAGGGGGTGTTTTACGCCCCGGGTAGGTATAAGGGTCATCGGGCGTCCCCCGAAGATCGAGCCACTCTGCAGTGGCTCGCCCGCGAGGGCAAATTGTGGAAAGTAGGGGAAGGCCTAGTGGCCATCCCCGATTTGTGGGACTCTTCTGTCCCCGCAGTCTGGGAGTTAATCCTGGAGTGAGGCGAGTGCGGCGTATTGGGCTGAGAGGTCGACGGCGAGTGCGTCGGAGCGCAAGTGGCAGGCGGGGCACATCCGTGAAATAGTTTCAAACCCGTGGGGGAAAAGATGAACAAAACTGATCTAAAAATCCTGGAATCGTTGCGCCCATGCGCGGACGGGTTGGCGTGGGCAAAAACACAGAAATCCATCCGTAACGCGTACGATAACTGCGAGCGTGCGGATTGGATGATTTGGCTCCTATGCAAAACGGGAAATCTCACGCAAGAGCAGGCGGTAGAGATCGCGATTGTATGCGTAAAACACGTTTGCCGCGATCCCGAGTGGAACTCGTGGGCAGACCGGTGGCTGAGTGGGGAGGACCGAACTCGAGAGAGTGCGGAGAGTGCGTCGGCGAGTGCGGCGAGTGCGGCGGCGAATGCGGCGAGTGAGGCGAGTGCGGCGTATTGGGCGGCGAGTGCGGCGTATTGGGCGTCGGAGAGTGCGGAGAGTGCGGCGTATTGCGCGGCGCGGGCGGCGAATGCGGCGTATTGGGCGGCGCGGGCGGAGAGTGCGGCGTATTGGGCGGCGAGTGCGTCGGATGCGGCGAGTGAGGCGAGGGCGGAAGAGCGCAGGTGGCAGGCGGACCGAATCCGTGAAATCGTGAAAAACCCCTGGGGGAAA